CATCTCTGGTGGATTCTTTATGGTCAAGCGTCATGTAATGATTGAAGAACCACTTGATGAAAGTCGTGGATGGAATGAAGAAGAAGATGTTGAATGGTCTTACAGGGTAAGAGATAAATATGTTATGAAGTGCAATGGTAAAAGTATTGTTAGACATAACAAGTGGCATAGACACGCAGGACCTCAAAGATGAGTAATAGATTAGTTATATTTGATTTAGATGGTGGTCTAATTGATTCAAAAGATTTGCATTATAAAGCTCTAAACAATGCTTTAGAAAAGGTTGATCCAAAATATAAAATATCTTATCAAGAGCATTTATCAAAATATGACGGATTGAATACTAGGAAAAAGCTTTCTATGCTTACCAAAGAAAAAGGGCTGCCACAAGAATCTCATAACAATGTATGGAAAGATAAGCAGGAAGAAACATTTTTAATGCTTGAAAATATTCCAGCAAATACAAACGCTATAAGCATCATGTTATACCTAAAATCTGAGGGCTGGAAGATTGCCGTAGCATCTAATAGTATTAGAGAAACTATCATAAAGTCTTTACACGGAATACAGGTACTTCATTTAGTAGACTACATTGTTAGCAACGAGGATGTCTGGCATCCAAAGCCACATCCAGAAATGTATTGGAAGTGTATGGTAGCGTTAGATGCATTCCCAAAAGATACAATAATTATAGAAGACTCTCACATTGGAAGGCAGGGAGCTTTAAATTCTGGGGCAAACCTATACCCAGTTAAAGATTCTTATGATCTTAATGATACAATATTCATAGAGTTTATAGAAAGATTTGAAAAGAAAGAGAGAACTGGACAAGTGCCTTGGAAAAATAAAGAGATGAATGTTCTTATACCTATGGCTGGTGCAGGTTCAAGATTTGCACAAGCAGGTTATACTTTTCCAAAGCCATTGATTGAAGTTAACGGTAAGCCAATGATCCAGATAGTTGTTGAAAATCTTAACATTGATGCACATTATATCTTCTTAGTACAAAAAGATCATTATGAAAAATATAATCTTAAACAACTTCTTAATCTCATTGCTCCAGACTGTGACATAGTTATTGTTGATGGAATGACTGAGGGTGCTGCTTGTACAACTTTACTTGCTCAAGAGCTTATCAATAGCGACAAGCCGCTACTAATGGCTAACTCTGATCAGTATGTGGAATGGGACTCTAACGAAGCATTGTATGAGTTTGGTGCTAGTAATATAGACGGTGGAATACTTTCATTTAAAGCAACTCATCCAAAGTGGTCTTTTGCAAAAGTTGGCGAAGATGGATTTGTTTCAGAGGTAGCAGAAAAGAATCCAATTTCTGATAATGCAACAGTTGGTATATACTATTGGAAACACGGATCTGATTATGTTAAGTATGCAAATCAAATGATTGATAAAAACATTAGAACTAACAATGAATTTTATGTTTGCCCTGTTTTTAATGAAGCAATTGAAGATGGTAAAAAGGTAAGATTAAAAACTATTGATAAGATGTGGGGAATTGGAACCCCTGAAGACTTGAATTACTTTTTAGAAAATAACAAGGAGATATAATGGCAAAAGGTAAGAAAGACTATTTAAAAATGCAAAACGATTACTATGATGAATATGCTGCTAAGTGGTCTTTAGATTTTAGAGATCCAGTAGTTGGATCATATGATGCTCACAATAACTGGAAAGACTATGATGAATTTCTTTTTAAAGATTTTGATACCTCTGGTTTAGTAGCACTAGATTATGGATGTGGTCCAGGAAGAAACATTGTAAAATTTAATAGTAAGTTTGAAAGAATTGATGGAGTAGATATTTCAGATGTTAATCTAGAAAAGGCTAGAGTTAATTTACAACATAATAATATAGAAGTTCCAAACCTTTATGTTACACCTGGAGATAACCTATCAATGATTGAAAATAATGTTTATGATGTAATGTTTGCAGTAATTTGTTTCCAGCATATTTGTGTTCACGATGTTAGGTTTAACATTCTTAAAGAAGCTTACCGTGTTCTTAAAGATGGTGGAAAGCTTTGCTTCCAGATGGGATTTGGTGGAAAAGAAGGTATCCCAACGGCTGGATATTATGATAATCTTTATGATGCTGCAAGTACAAATGGTCACTCAGATGTTAGCGTTACTAATGAAGATGAGTTAATTGATGATTTAGTTAACAAAATTGGATTTAAAAATTATAAGTCTGACATTAGACCAACTGGTCCAGGGGACAATCATAGAAATTGGATTTGGGTTCAGGTTGAAAAATGATTTACATATCCCATCGTGGTAACTTAACTGGAAAGCATCATGATCTTGAAAATAGTCCAGTCTATGTTTATCAAGCTATAGATAAAGGTTTTGATGTAGAGGTTGATCTTCGTCATAAAGACGGACAGATATTTTTAGGTCACGAAAAGCCTCAATATTTAATAGACGATAACTTTATTGATGAATGCAGAGAAAATTTGTGGGTTCATTGTAAAGATAAAGAGTCTTTAAAGTATGCTCTTGATGAAGATTTGAATTGCTTTTTTCATAAAGCAGATGACTATACTTTAACTAGTAAAGGTTATGTATGGGCATTTCCAGGAGTAGCAAAGGCAAATTCAAATACAATTGCAGTTCTTCCAGAACTATTTAGAACTGTAGAAGAAATGAAAGATTTAGACTATCATGGCTACTGCTCTGATTTAATTGAATATATAAGGAGTAGTCACAATGTTTAAAGAGATAGATTATAACAAACACTTTGTTATTGGTACACCGCTTGTGGGATGGAAAGCAGACATGGGTGAAGAGATGTCTTGGCTAGAAAACTCAAAACAAATAATTGAAAAATTCCCGAATGCAAAATTCTTCACTGCATTAGAACTTGATAGCAGAGGTCTACAGCCTTTTGAAAGAGTTTTGAATGCATTAAAAGAGATCAACGGAGATTTCTGGACATATACAGTAAATGATATGGAAAGCACTGTAACCTCTTCTAACAGATGGATTAGAATTGAAACTGGTAGAAATCTTATTAGAGAGTTTGCACAAAGACTTCGTAAAACTTCTGGACATCATTGGGGAGAAGATTGCACAGAAGAAAATGTCGGAGTTGTAAACTATGATGCAATTTTATATGTTGACTCAGATATTATATTAACTGCAGAACTTATTGAGAAATTGTTTGAAGTAGATCATCCAATTGTTAGTGCAGATGTTCCAGCATATGGATTAAGAGGCAAGGCTGTTTCTGATAATCCAAGAATTGAAGAGCACTGGAACACTGCAGGTATGCTTTTAGTAAACTCCCCAGCATTTTATGATCTACCTTGGTATCATAACTCATATCTTAATTTAAGTGATGATCCAACATTCCAGTCAATGGCTGAAAGGTTAAAGGTAAGGGTTGGAATAGAAAACTTAGATCATACATACGGCATGACGTGGGTAAGAAAAGATATAAGAGCAGAACATAGAGGACAGCTTCTTCCTGTTGAAAATAGAAGAATTCCTCCTAGAGATATATAAATTTCCTTAGGATGGGAAACGACCTAGACAAGTCGTAAAACTGTCTACTATTATTTGTGATAAACTAATTAGATGCACAAAAAGTTTTTAGCCTCAATATTTTCAGTATTGTTAGTTTTTGCTCAAGCAACACCAGCCAGTGCATCAGACTCTATTAGGTATAAATCAACAGAAATTCAGGTAATTCCAAAGGGAAAGTGGACCACTCTTAGATTTAATGGTGGAAAGACTGAAATTCAGGGTAATGGAAAAAGATCTTTATTTTGTTATCAGGCTGGCATTGATACAACAGGGAAGAAAAGACCATCGTATATTAAACTAAGAATAACAAGAATAGTTCCAGGTGCAAATGATCCTAGTGCTACTAATACATATTTCTTTACTGAAAAACCAGGAAGCGAATTTGTAGCTTCTAATTGCTGGAATATTGTTACAACTTATCCTGTTGTAGTTCAAATTAGAATTACTGGCGGAAGTAAAACATATAACTCAGACATAAGACAATTTAAAATGTGGACTCCAAATGCAGATTATCCACAAGACCTTTCTGATTTTATTCCCGAAACAACTATTAATTAGTTTAGTAGTAATGATATAATAGATTTGTTAGATACGTCTAACAAGGAGTCTATGCAATAAATTGAAAAAAATCTTTTCCTACCTACTATTACTTCCAATAATATCTGCTACAATGATGTTTTTGATTCTGCCAGCAACCCAGGCAAACACTCCGCTTGTATGCAATATGTCTACAATTACTGGAGATGATGATGGATCTTTTCCAATGACTCTTCCGTTTACTCTGACTCTAGGTAGCACAGACTATACTCAAATTTTTTATAGCACGAATGCAACTGTAACTTTTGGAAATCCAGATGGTACATATTGGGACTACCCACAAACACCATCTATATCTATAGCTGGAAAAGACTGGGTTTCTTTTGGTCCAGGTGCTTATACTTCATATGGGTATAATCAGGACTCATTTTGTATTGAGTGGTCAGTTCGCCCATTCCCACAGTCATCTGGTGATTTAACACAGATTAGATTAGTTGTAAATGTATTTCCTAATGGTGGATGGCATGGTGAGATTACAACTCTTGGATGGATTCCCCCAGACATTAGGCGTGGAATTGTATGGGAACAAAATGGTACACCATTACCAATTGGAGCAGCATTTGATGTAAATGGTGGAGTTCCAATTGAAGTTGCACCTGCTCCAGCACCTACGAGCTTTACAGAGCCCCCTGCAATACCTACTCAATGTTGGGATGGAAGCACAATTTATGCTCCTGCTGTATGTCCAGTAGAACCAAGTCCTACGCCTACTCCTGAACCT